TTCGTAGTCGTCGCCGCTGACATCTAAGATTTTAGCAACGGCCCAGCCTTCGCCCATTCGAAGATTAAGCCAGCGATCAAATTCTCTGCTGTCGTTGAACTGCATCAGGTAACCTTGCTCGGGGTGGGCATAGGCAGCACTTTCAATAGCACAAAACTTTCCGCTGTGTTCAATGGTGCGTATCCAACGACTCTCGCTGGTATTCTCAAGACACACTAGCTGGTTGGCTTTCACAGTAGGTTACTCTCTTTGAGCCAGCCGTAGTAACGGTCAATGCCCTCTACAAAATCTACTCGAGGATTAAACCCAAAGTCGTGTATTGCTGGTGCAATATCTAACGTACCTCTACGTCCAAAGCTGTCATCGCGGCTGACAATATCAATTGTGCCTTTTCCAACTCTTGCTTGAATAATCTTAGCGGCTTCAAGCAGTGTAATACTCTGCCCACGTGTAACATTATATGTGCCATTACCTGTTGCACCTGCTGTTGCGGCAGCAACAATACCTGCGGCTGTGTCGTCAACATAGGTGAAGTCTAGGCGTTCGTCTGCGCCACGTACTGTAAGTGTTTTGTTCCTAGCGGCACTGTATAAAAATTTACTGATCACACGATCCTCAATATCAGTGGGTCCGTATACCGCACTTGGTCTCAGGATGGTATAGTTAAAGTCCAGCTTGAACTCCTTGACAGCCAACTCACCGGCGTATTTGTAGATGCCATAGAGTCCTTTAGGTTCGCAGACTTCTTCTGCTATCTGCGGATCACTGTTAAAGTCACCGTAGACCATACTGCTACTAATGTAAATAAAACGCCGAACATGGCACTTGCGCGAAGCCATTAATAAGTTCATAAGTCCTGTGCTTAATGCACCTACCCCGTTTGCTGGATCTAGGCTAACAAGTTTAGCACGAGGAAACGCTGCCAAGTGAATAACAGTGTCTGGATTAAAGTTACCAATAACTCTGTGTACTTCGTCATTGTCACGTATGTCTACGTTCTCAGGATGATGTCTGAAGTTAAAGATGCGTTCGTGATGTAATCGGCTCATTGTTTCGTGTTTAACAATGCCGTAGTTAGTAAAATTATCAAGACTAGCTACTTCGTGACCCTGCTGTTCTAGCATGTTCACTACACGATGGCCAATAAAGCCTGCTGATCCTGTTACGAATATTTTCATATTATTAGAATAAGTTTACCTGTTCCCAAGGCAAATAGTCTTTACCAAAGTGCCCATAGTTTGTAGTGCTACTATAAATTGGACGGAACATGTTAAAGCGATCAATGATTCCCTTGGGGGTTAAATCAACGTTGCTTTCAATCCACTTGGTCAGTATTCGACCCTGCATGGGATCAGGTGTTTCTACATAGAAGCTCATTGGCTGCGCCATACCAATTGCATAACTGATCTGCACAGTAGCCCAAGGTGCTTGACCACTTGCTACAATGTTCTTGGCAATCCAGCGTGTTAAGTAAGCGGCACTACGATCTACCTTAGTAGGATCCTTGCCGGAAAAAGCACCACCTCCATGAGGACTATAACCGCCGTAAGTATCAACAATAATCTTACGACCGGTAAGACCTGTATCGCCATCAGGTCCGCCAATAACAAACCTACCAGTAGGATTAATAAAAAATTCAGTATCATTGTCTACGTACTCCTTAGGTAAGATGTTGCGGATAAGGTGTTCTACAGCATGTCTAACCAAGACAATGTCTGCATCTTCGCTGTGTTGCGTACTACAAACAACTTTGGCAATACGCTTAGGTGTACCATCATCGTTATATTCAAATGTAACTTGACTCTTAGCATCTGGGCCCAGATCTGGTAACGTTCCTTCTTTGCGTAGCCGGGTTAATTGTTCAACAATACGATGGCTCCAGTAGATGGCACTGGGCATGTGATTTTCAGTTTCGTTGCAGGCATAGCCAAACATAAGTCCCTGATCGCCTGCACCAAAGTTATCTGTACCCAGTGCAATGTCAGCACTTTGTCCGTGCATGAGATTGGTAATCTCTACATTGGCCCAATTGAATCCGTTTTGTTGGTAGCCAATGTCTTTGATTGTTTTACGAACAGCACTGTCAACTTCCTCTCGGTGCAGGATCCCTTTATACTCACCAGCAAGTACTACGTGATTGGTTGTTACTAGAGTTTCGCAGGCACAACGAAGACTTGAGTCCTCTTTGGCCATAATTAGATCTAGTACAGCATCGCTAATAGCATCAGCAACTTTGTCTGGGTGTCCTTCTGATACTGATTCGCTGGTAAAAAGATATGTCATTAATTATTGTTCCTTTATTTTGAGTATTTTAAATTAAACCATGTTAGGTCTTTGTCTCGTAGTCGAGCCACAATGGCGTATCGGTGTCCGTACATAGTAGGATCGGGTGTTCGTTGCCATAATGGTGTTTCAACTGCATTGGTCATAACCCATTGTCCCTCCTCACTGTGTTCCCACTTGTGCAATGGTTCAGCGGCATACAAGTCTGGATCCTCAACATCACCTACAGTAAATGTGCAGACAACAACTTTGTGGATTTTTTCCACAACATCTTGTCCGTTGACGTTTGTTACCTGACAGGTGTAGTCGAGTGTTTTCATACAGCCATCTTTGCAGAGATTGTTCCGTGACTTTGATAGTTGTCTAGACGAATATCGTCCATGGTAAAACTGTCAATGTCTGCGACCTCAGGGTTCAACCACAGGGAAGGTAACGGGTACTCATCCCGAGTAAGCTGTTCCTTGACTTGTTCAATGTGGTCTTTGTAGATGTGTGCATCGCCCATAGTGAGAATAAACTCACCTACACCCAGTCCACATACCTGTGCAATCATGTGCGTGAATAGTGCATAGCTGGCAATGTTAAAAGGAATGCCCAAGAACATATCACAGCTACGTTGATACATCTGGCAACTGAGCTTCTTATCCCTAGTAACATAGAACTGTGCCATAATATGGCAAGGAGGTAAAGCCATTTGATCTAGCTCACCGGGATTCCATGCAGTGATAATATGCCTGCGTCCGTTGGGATCTTCCTTGATACCCTTGATTAAATTAGCCAACTGGTCAATGATCTTAATAGACGGACCGGGACCGCCGGAGTACCAACTACCACAGTCGTCCATGAACAACAGGTCTTCTTCATTGGCACTAGGAGTCTGCCATTTACGCCATTGCACTCCGTATACGCGACCTAAGTCACCTTCAAACTTGGCTTTAGGTTTCCAGTAAGGTGCAAGTGCATTAGGCGTCCAAATAGTAATAGTACCATCCCGACTGCCATGTGTAATTTCTGCCAGTCTGCGTTCGTCACCGCTGCCTTCAATGAACCAAAGTAGTTCACCCTTGACTGAGGTCCAGGCTAGCTTTTTTGTGGTAACAGCAGGAAAGCCGTCGGCTAGGTCAAAGCGCATCTGCAGGCCAAACAAGCCAATGGTGCCTACACCTGTGCGATCGTCACGGACTTCACCGCGCTCTAAGATTTCTTTAAGTATGTTATGATATTGTTGCATGTGGTCGTCTTAATTCCATAAACTCAACAGCAGTTGAGTGCCCGTTTATCTCAATGTTAACTGTATTCAGACTGGCTAACTTGGTAAATGTCTGTCTAACTTTATTATAGTTGATAAACTGGTCACAGTCAAATGATTTATGTACTCGTGTCAGCAGTATACGATCAATATATGGTAAGCATTGCTCAAACAAAGAAGCCCCACCAATGACATAGATATTTCTGTATCGGTAGGACTCTTGTATTGTTCTTAAGATTATTTCTGAGTCGCCTGTTGCAGTTATAACACCTTCGCCCATTACAGGCACAGTATAAGGAGTGATGTCATCCCTGCTGGTAACAATGACATTGATACGACGCGGCAACGGCTTAGGCATTGCCGGATCGTCCCAGGTCTTGCGACCCATTATCACAACGCTGTTGGTTGTGAGTTCTCTAAATCGTTTAAGGTCTTCAGATATCTTGGGCCAGGGTAGAGTACCATCCCGTCCAATTCCGCCATCTATGTCGCAGGCAATAATAGCACTTATCATCTTAGACCTTACTTAAATACGATTCTCGAATCTCCGTAACTGTGGATCTGATTAAATCCATATTGAAATTTATTCGCATATTTGACAATGTGGTTGAATCAATAGCCCGACCAAAGAAGGAGAGTTCTTCCCTAGTCAAGTCAGCCAACGCAAGAGTAATAGAATTTCCAGGATATAAAAATTCTACGCTACTGATAAAATCAATAGGTATGTAGCTCTTGGTTACTGATTCGACTATTTCTTCCCAATCACGCAACGACTTTCTTTGGTCTACCAGCACGTTTCTTAACAGGTTCAGCGGCAACACCAAGCGCAGTGGCCTGTTGTTCTAAGCCTGCGGCTTCAGCAAGTAATGCCTGTGCCTGTGACTTCATGCGGGCGGCCTGTGCAACAAGATCCTTGGCAATAGCTTCGTCACTTAGTACACCGTCAGCGGTGGCCTGCAGAATAGTGGCTTCGCCAAGATCCTTGCCAGCTCTATTCTTCTTTGGATCTGCCATGCCTTGACCAGCATCCACTTGAGCCATTTTCTTGACAGCTTCGTCGCCCAATGCCATCTTGTTGAGGATGTCATTGAGTTCATCTAAACGCACTGTGCTCTTGCTGGTGGGAGTCATGATAACCTGTGCAGTTTGGACCTTTTTAATGAGTCCAGTACGGTGCAGGCTGTTCAGGGTATTCTCACCATTGGGCAATGTATTACGATGCAGAGCTTCAGCAAACTCATTGGCCTGTTGACCAACATCGCTTTCTAGTACACTCATGATTGCATCATGTGATTGACGTGGTAGCAAATCGCTGTACACCAGCAGACACATATGGTCTTCGCCGGGAACCTTTTTAAATAGCACAACGACTTTCTTGTCGCCGTGTCTTCCAACGTGCTTTAACATAGTTTATTCTCCAGTTGGCTCTTCGGCCGTTTCTTCAGCAGGGGCTTCGTCTGGCTGACTTGCAGCTTCTCCAGCGGCCAAAAAGCCACTGAGACGATCATATACCGAACCAATGGCACTTAGCTCATGGGCACGGAATGCGCCACGTTCGGTGGCAACCTTAACGATTTCCTGCAGGCTCTTAAGGTCGTTGAGACTAAAACGAGGCACGTCAGCGGGTGCTGGTTGAGTGTCTTCGGGTAGTTGATTTGTAACAGTGGTCATAGTTTTTTCTCCTAAGCAGTTATCTATGCATATTATTTATCAGGGCAAAATGCCCCTTTAATCTTTTTTATTCACTAGCGAACTAGCAATTAATCCAAAATAGGTTGCTTCCTGCGGGATTTCAAATCCAAAGTGTAGCGCAGTCTTACTGGGTGCTGTACCAACAAAGAATCTTCCCTGCAGGTTGTTGTAGATCCATCGGGAAAGTCTGCGGCTAACAGTTTCGTCATCTACTAGAGTTAGGAACATACCTGAACCAGTAAATGTAGAAATGTCTAATTCAAACACAGTAAAGTGAGGAGGCAGGAAGGGCATAACCCTCCTGCCTGTCAAGTTCAACCAGTTAAAGTTTTCTAGCTTATGCGTTTTCGTGAGCAAAGTCATAGTATGCATGAGCACCAAATGGAGGAGTAATTTCTTTAGTACCGTGGATAATAAACACGGTGTCGCAGTAGTCCTCGTCGCCCCAGCTACCACATGGATAGCCGTCTGTGAACATTACAAAACGCTTGGGCTGGACGTCATTTTCTTTCATCCATACCCAGTTAGCTTCAAAGTCGGTACCGCCACCACCTTGTGGCTGGTAGTCCTTGATGTCGTCTAAGTTGTCGCTAGTGAATACCTGCGAGTTATAAATTTCAGTGTCAAAGCACCACACATGAATACGGAACTCGTTGAACTGGCTCATGATGCCTTGGACTTCGCCCAGCATATCTTTTGCCATTTCGTTGCTGATGGAACCGGACATGTCAATTGCAACACAGATATCAATCATCATGTCATTTACCATGCCAGGCAGGATAGCGTCAGTGTCCCAGCCCTTGCGGCTCAGGCGTAGCCAGCTATAGTCGCTCTGCAGAGTACTTTCCAACTGCAAACGAAGCAGTTCACGCCAGTTCATCTTAGGAGCAGTAAGCTCGCCAACAATACGTTTGACACCTGCTGGCACTTCGCCTGCGCCTGCACCGTTGACAGCATTGATAAGAGCTTCACGGAACTCGTCGCGGATGGCCTTGCGTTCTTCGGCACTTAGCTTGGGACGCCCACCTTTGCCTTCTTTGTCACCATCTCCGTCACCATCAGCATCTTCGCCTTCGCCATCCATATGGTCGTCCAGCATCTGATCAACAAGACCCTGGATGTCGATCTTTTCTGCCTTTTCGTAAATGTCATCATAGATCTCTTCGGCACTCTTATTGCCGTACTTACGATCGTACAGGCAAGGAACAGTGGTAATCATCTCACCAATATTGCTTTCAACCAGGTCGTAGTTTACAGCATAGTCGTCTGCAATGTTCCACAGCTGAGGATCGCGACCGTTACGACGTCCCATGTGATCGTAGACGCAGTGTAATACCTCATGTCCAAACAGGAATTCAACTTCCTTGACACGAAGCATGTCAACGAACTTGTGATTGTAGTAGAAATAACGCCCGTCTGTTGCGGCAGTTGGGCACCAGCTGTCTGCTGGCACAAGAATAAGTCGGGTAGCCAAGTTACCAAAGAAAGGCTTCTTGAGCAAGAGTGAAACACGAGCAGTGATAAGTTTTTCTTTAACGCGAGCGGCCAGTGCTCTATCAATGGGCTCATCAGTAAGGCGAAGTTCTTTAACTGCCTTGGTCTGCTTTTTGTTTAGGGTTGTTGCTGTTGCCATGGAATGCTCCTTAACTGTATGTAAACATTATACTTGAAAACTTATCGTTTGTCAACCGGAATTGCAAGTAAATTGCTGGCTGTTCATACCCGGGCCAGCACCAGTTTTAACTTTCCCCGGTTGAACCGGAGCCCCAATGAACTTGAGGAAGGAACATCTTATTTGGCACTTGCCGCTACGATGTACTTACCAAAACGCTGGTGGAAAGCGTCAAACGTAGTCAACTTGGACGGTTGGAACGGCAGTGCATACGTGGTCAATGCTACACGAGCACCCATAACAACAAGCTCAGTTTCAAAATTATCCATCATGAACTTGAAGAAGTTATCAGCCATGCTGTGGAATTCCTTGTCAGCAACCTTATTCTCGTAGGCCGCCTTGAGCTCGTAGCACATGGAAATTACCAGTGAGTACTTGGCAGAGATTTCCTTGGTCTTGAGCTCAGTGACCTTGCCACTCAAGATATCGCTGGGGTTAGGCAACTGTCCGGCAATCTTACGGTGAGCCATAAACTTAAGAGCAATGCCTTCGCCAACAGTACCTGCGGCAAGATCGGTAAGCTCGGAGTCCGTCATTTCCTCTTCGTCCTCAAGCAGGTCGCTCAAGAACTTCCAGGTACGCGGTGAAGCAAAGGCACGTGACGCACCCTTGGGGTCAAAGTCAAACAAGTCTTGCTTGGCAAAACCCACGTAGCCAACCACGTCCTTGTGGATCTTGTGATCCACTGCCCACACTTCCCAAGCACCGTGATCAACACGAGCTTCCAAGTGGACAAAGCGGTTAGCCAACGGAGTAGGCATACGATACGTTACGCCCTTGTCGCTTTCGCGGTTACCTGCGGCAACAATAACAACGTTGTCAGGCAGTTTATATGCACCGCACTTGCGATCCAGCACCAACTGATAAGCCGCTGCCTGAACAGCAGGAGCCGCAGTGTTCATCTCGTCTAAGAACAAGATAACAACAGGATACTGACTGCAGAAGTCTGCGTCCGGCAAGTTGATTGGGGGAGCCCAATCCATCTTGTTCACTTCCTTGTTGTAGAAAGGAATGCCCATGATGTCAGTGGGTTGCATAACGTGCAGTCGGCAGTCAATGACCGCGCCGCCCATTTCTTCTGCAATTTGGAACATGAGTTCCGACTTACCAATTCCAGGAGGACCCCACAAGAACACAGGACGCTTCTTGTTCAAACACCGCTTAATACGAGTGCGAGCTTCTGCAATGGTATTGGTGCGATTGGTGTTTACTTCTGTTGCCATTTCAGTTTCCTTTAAAAGTTAATATGCAAGTAGTATAGCGTAAAAGAGGAACTCTGTCAACCTCTATTACGCTAAATTCAGTGTGGGCTTCATCTCACGAATCAGTTCACGCTCGCGACCATGTGCGGCTAACTTACCACGCACTGTCTCAAGGATGTAAACTGTGAAAGCTTCTGCACCGTGCTCACGCATGGCTTCGTACAAGGGCCATGTCTTGTTTTCTGTACGCGAACGATAGACATGCTTGTTGAAGCGAGTCAGCACTGACTTGTTAACAGTAGTTTCTGTCTTAGCAGTGATACCGATGTAGCTGTCATTGCCCACTACAAGCTCATACAACACATGGGTACGATCTGAACGCTTTTTACGCATAACTACCTTTCTTTCTTACTATGCTATCTATTATACAGCATTTTAGCCAAAAGTCAACCACTTTTTGAGGTTTTTTGCAGTTTTTTTTGTTGTTTTTTTGCAACATTATCAAATAACTTACAAAATCCTGGGATTTTTGGGGTTATTTTCTTGCTGTCTATACGGATATTATACTGGCTTTTTAGCCAAAAGTCAACCAGAATTTTGTTGTATTTTTACAACAATTCTAGCCCCATTGCTGTAGGAATCTGTCTAAGTCCCCGGCTAGCATTGTAAGCCAATTGGCTTCCCTGTCTCCGTACAGTACAATGTCCTTTTTGTACAGGTACCACGGGCATGAGATAACTCGCATACGCAAGATATTCTTACTGCTCATGGCCCAGTTTTCTGAGATTGTAATTGGGTAGTTTGGGATTTTGTTGGCTTGTAGAAATTCAAAGCCATGCTTGGTAAGACGCATTGTTGCATCAGTCTCACGTGCATCTGTAAACCATTCACGTAAGCAGGATCTTTCAGTTAGGTCGGGATAGTCGTTGCGTATTGTTTCTAAGACCCCAGCAATAAACTCCAGCTTGCGAGATCTGGCAGCAGCCATTATGGATAAATTTTATCGCCCTGCTTGAGCAATACCACTGAGAACTTGTCAGTCTTGAAGACTTGGTTCATCTTCTTGGCAAGGTTGATGGCGTGTCCGGGATTACTGAAGCTGACCTTCTTGTACTTGGGTCCGGGATAACTGACCAGCATACTGACGGTTTTTAAATTGATAGGTTGATCATCGAAGAACACAGCCCATACTCCTTCACTGGCGAGAACTTGATCGCTTTTGAAGTTGGTCTTGTTAACGTGCTCAACAATAACTTGGGGTTTTGGTCGACTCATAACTCATTTTCCTTGTACTTTATTTATCTCAATAAAGTGCGTAGTTATGTTAGAATCGTCCCCCTGAAACCTCTATGCCTTGGTTCTGTGTATCGATTATCATTGTTTGAAGTGCCGCTAGACGGTCTAACAACACAAACAAATCATTTTGGAGATCACGGGCTTCACGTGCAGACAGTGTGAGCCCAGTTGACCCTGTTTGGTTCATGCTTTTAACTCTTTCGTTAAAAGATCTAATGTGTGGACTTACTGTTGGATTGCTCATTGCACATTACGCATGAACTCTGACAACTCATCCTTGGTCTGGAACGGACCATGCGTTTCGTAACGGCTGACAGTGATCAGCTTGGGACAGAAGCTCTTGACCCAACCAATGTTTTCAAACTTCACTGCATAGTGTCCAGCACAATAGAAGCTCTTGCTCTTTTCACTTTTGGTAAACAGCGGCAACTTCTTACGCACATCGTACATTACATTGTAGGGCTTGCTCTTGCAGGGATAATCGTAGATCTCCATTTCGCGCTTGGCCTTGGGCATTGCGTAGGTGACAAACTCAATGTCATACTTTTCCTGCAGATTCTTGATGCTGGAAAACTTTTCCTGCATGTAGCCACGATTAAGACAGTACTCCCCCAGTTGTCGCTGTAGTGTGCCAATCTTGTTGCCACCTTGTTCTACGATCCAGAAATCTTCGCTGATTGTCTTTGCTAGTAGGCTCATTGTTCTTCTCCTGAAAGTTGTTGAATAGCTAGTCCTATGAGTTTTACCACTACATAGCCCGCGGTAAACAGGCCAAGGCCCGACACTAAATTATAAGTTATGTCTTCTAACATTAATGTTCCTTGACAAGATTTTCTGCAACCTTTAGCTGTTCGTCAATCTTGTTTCTCTGTTCCAGCAGGTCCTGCATGATAGGATGATCCTTGGCCAGTTGCCGCAGACGATCTTCTTCATACATCTTGCTGATCACCCAGTTGATGGCTGTGTCGGCAGCACCGGACATTCTAACAGTACTGGCACCTAAGTTTAGTGACTGCCAAATTGTGCCATCGTAGACTTCCATCTTTTGCACACTGGTGTTGTATCTTATATTACCAACACCTTGTGCGCCATTGTATCCGTTGACGTATGTTGATGACATTCCGCCGTCAACTTGAATGTGTGGACTGCCTGACGTGATGGTACCAATCATAGGTTCCTTCCAATTGTACGCCAGAAGAACTCGCGTAGTTCTTCGTCAATGTTTTGCTTTAGTCGAACCTTTTCATACATCTTATTGATGAGTTCTTTGGTCTGATCGGGATCGTACCAAAGGTCACTTGGTTGAATGTTTCTACGTTCAATTTCTTCAAGGAGTTCATCATCGGAGAACTCGTCAAGATCAACTTCCACTTCTGTTGTGATATAAGCCATATAAACTCCTTAGGCAACTTTTTCTTCGGGGTAGGATGCTGACAGGACGTCAGCGATTGCTGTAGCATTGTCTGCGAGCTTGTTTAACTCGTACTTGCCACAGAACTTTAGAAACTTAGCACCAACCATGCCCACTGCCTTGGGCTGACTGTTCTCAGCAATACACTTTTGTATAACTGCTTTAATCTCGTCAGGCTGATGCTTTAGATCCACAAGCCTGCGATTGCGTTCGTAATCATCTAGTACACGATGCTCTTCGCCATTATGGTCAACCCAACGCTGAAGCATGAGGTTGTTCCAATTGTATCCTTTACTATTTCGGTCTGCGTAGGCTTCTTGTAGACCAATTTTGTTCTTACTGCCCTTTGTACGCACACCCGGGAAAGCACTAAAGACGTTGTCAGTGGGATCACCGCGCATACACTTCTCAAACAAGATCCATTCGGGATCAGGAATAACCTTAGGCTCTTTGGTCTTCTTGTCAAGTACCAGCTTGCCCTTCTTGTCAAAGATACCTTCTAGTGTATGAAGTTCGTCTTGGATGCCGTTGTACTGCTTGACATTGGCGGCCAGCAATTGGTAAAAGTCTGTATCACTGCTGACAATCACATGTTCGTCATCGGGGTGGTTAGCAATCCAACCCGCAATGAGATCATCTGCTTCTAGCTGTTGATTTTGCAAGACTGTACAGTTAGTCTTGTTGACAATGAAGTCCTTGAATGCGTCAAAGGTCTCCCAGAACAACTTATCTTCTTCTTGCTCTGCTTCTGTTAGTGCGGCACGAGCCACAGCACGATTGGCCTTATAAGGAGCATAAAAGTCCTTGCGCCAGCTACGACCTTCAAGGCAGAATACAACATGATTGGCTTTTTGATCACGCCAGCTCTTGGCCACTGACCCTAATGTTGCGTGGATAGCAAAGCCTAACCGATCCCAGGTGTCGCTTTGTTTATGTGCCACATGACGGGCACGAAAGAATGTATTGGCTGTATCGACTAATAGATACTTCATAGATCACCTGCGTTGGTTATTGTAAAGCTATTATAGCTTACAACAGGTTCTTTGTCAATAGGGCGTGTAAGGTATTTTTTGCCCAAAAACTATGAGCATCTTGACCATAATGGTTGTCTTTAACTGGTTTGAAATCTTCTTGGGCGTAGACTCCGAGCATATCTTCAACCCTAAACGAGTAGTAGGCGATATTTCTTAATTGGCAAATGTTTGATAAATCTTCGTCTTCGGAATTTTCTAGGCCGGGTGTTGGCCATCCCAGTGGCCAAACAGCAATGACCAATTTGGTCTCGCTGCCACGCTCTTCAATCCATTTCTTTGCTACTTCTACTATGGTTGCCGGAGTACGATGTTCGTGCGAATCAGTGTGCAGGCCCATGTTAAGGCTACGTGCAAGAGTGTTTTGCCAGCTGACTTTAATATTTTCTGGGTGCGGGTTGCGCCCACGATAAACTAACTGTGGATCATGGTTGGCCACAGCATACGGTACTGCCGCATAAGGTGCGGCACAATAATGATCACCTACAACAAACAAGTAGTCAACAGACATTAGCTGACCTCTGTTTTTCCGTTACCAAGATCCTTGCGTTGGATTGGTCTTGCTTGGTTGGTGTTTGGATTCATTGCGTCAATGTTTTGGTAAGTTTCCAAAACTACATGTCGGCATACATCCTGGAACCAACGGTCAACAATGTCAGATTCGGCTTCATTGGGTTTGGCCTGATACCCAGCGCGAACTAGTTTAGCAATAAACTTATCATTCCAATCTAATTCAAAGGCACCTGCGCCAATATTATTTGGATCGAGTTCTACGCTTAGTACAGATACATATGGTTCATCTTGCTCGGTGGCAAGTTCTTTGTCTGTTTTCTTCTTGCGTGGTTGTGTGGACTTAGCAACAGGTGCCTCTGGTGCAGGAACTTCAGGTTCTTTGCGGCCAAGTAGTCGATCAAGTAGTTTCATCATATATTTATGCGCCCCAGTTTTGTGGATCTTGATAAGGATCTTTTTGATTATCTCTAGCAGTTGCTTCTCGAGCGTTACGCCAGATTTTTTTGGCAATAGCCCAGATTATGTACCAGACATACCCAAGGAATAATCCACAAACAAACCAGTTAAATTCATTGAGTGTCATCTTCCTTAAACCTTTCTTTGATAGACTTTACGCTCTTTTCAATGGTACATCCAACTACACCCAGATCATACGTGGTATAGGCACACTGCTTTCCTGTTTTTTCTACAGCATCAATGCATTCGTTGATCAGTAACTCGGCAAATCTTTCTAAGATCTTGCCGCCAACTTCTGGATATGTACTACCGCCTGCCTCTAGGGCCAATTCTTTGATTTTCTTTTTCATATTTTATACTCTAATGTCAACCTGCTGACCCTTTGAACTAGACTGCACTGTTTGCGCTCTCTTATCATAGAGTACAACTTCATAATGTCTTACTTGCAAAACACTACTACCCTCGGGGTAGGTAATCTTTTCGTAGATAGTATGATCAATTTTTCCAAGGCCACCAATTGGCGGATTATATATTGCCCAGGTGTCTTTAGTGCTAGTTATTGCTTGTGTCATATGGATTGGCCCATTGGTTTTTGTCGTAGTCCCAGTGCCTACAATCGTAGAAACGGAACGATACAACAAATCCAAAGAGTCCTAACTCAAGGCCGCCACCTGCATGGTCTTTCCCTCGCACAGTGATTTCAAGCTCTGTATGTAGCAAGTAACAACTACTTGATATAATCTCTAATTCCCAGGCCTTGTTTGTTGCGGCCTGTCCACTAGTGGACCAAACACTTTTAAAGTTGTCCTTGGACCACGGATTGGTAATTGAGAATTTGCTGTATATCATATACTTATCACTTGCCCCAACCATTGCCCCATAGATCTACGTGTAGTCGTGGGCTGTAGTAGTAACCATTGGCCACTGCCCAGTCTGCAACACGCACACGATTCTCTGCATAAGGAACAACTACTCCGCCCTGCGGCATAACGTAAACAACGCCTTTAAAGCCGCCTGCGCGGAATTCTCGAACAGCACGATCTACTTCTGCAAAGTGTTGCTCGGTTTCAACCACAAACTTGAGATACACTGTGCCAACTTCTTGATAGCTGTTGACAATCTCGGGACAGATAGCTTCTTCCCACAGTTCACCGCTGGCGCTTAGTTTAGCACTGACGCTGAACGTGAGGTTGTTCGGCGTTCGGCGTTCGCTGTTGTGTGTGGTCTTGCCGTTCAGTGTCCAATTAAGGAGATAATGACGGAAGTCTGCGTGAAGCTTCTGAGTGCCGTTTGTTTCAAAGGTCAGGTTACGCAGGTCTCGCATGTCCGGGTGACTCAGCAGTTCCTCATAGACCTTCTGCCATCCCAGCAACGGCTCACCGCCTGTGATAACAAGATGAACATCGTTGCCGTTGTCTTGCATCCAGTGCTTGCTGGGAGTTAGGCCAGTCATCTTAGCAACAATTTCGTCTGTTGTGTATGTTGGGCTTAGGTGTTTGAAACCAGGATGCCAGCTTGCATAGCTGTCACAGCCAGTATTGACCAAAGGTAGTTCCTCAAAGTTTTTATACAGTTCAACTGTTTTAGCTACTTCGTCTGCTTCGGTGCTCTTTACGCCAGGCGCACAGCCAAAGCCAGCACAGGTAAAGTTACAACCATATGTACGCAGGAATACACTGGGTACGCCAACAAAGCGACCTTCGCCTTGTGCGCTGTAGAATGTTTCAGAGATTTTCAGTTTCATAGATGCTAGACCATTTCTTAAGTTTTTCAATTTTGGCTGCTTTTGCTGCCTCGAGTTTGTTCCAGGATACTACATCCATTTCGTGTAGGATGTCAATCATTGCTAGAAGGTCACCAAGTTCCTCTTCCAAGTGTTGTAGGTTGGTCTTGGGCTTGCCTGGCTTAAAGTTATTTAGGCCAAAGCGATTGCACTTGCTAATTGCCTGGATGACTTCTGCACATTCCTCACCAAGGATGTTCATTACTTCGTCAATTCTACTTAGTTGTGTCACGGATCTGATCCTTACGAAATTCCTCAACATCTGCTACAGCAGACTTTAGTGTCTCTGCATAGTTTACAGCAGTTTGACAGGGCAGGACAATAGATGACTGGTAGTCAACATATCCTTTAGTTAACAGACGCCAGATAGTCTGCCAGCGGTTCATCTCCCACCACTGAGATTTTAGTTTAGTGTAAATGGTAACTGTTACACTATGATCATCTGCTTCAACCCACAGGTCGTGCGAACAATCTGGATCAGTACACTCACAGACAACTTGATAGGTTTTAACATCACCCCACTCACTGGTCTTTAGAATGCCTTGCGCTGGTGTTTGTGCTTTCATAGCGACTCCTTTACAAACGTATTGTAGCAGGTATTTAGGCAGTAGTCAAGGAAAAACCTCCTGAATTGCTCCAGGAGGTTCACCATTACTATGTTACGCTTCGTCTCACTTGGCAGCGAGGGCTTCCTTCTCGGAAGTAATTTCCTTTCTACGTTCCTTAATACCTTTGCTCATTTCTTGAAGTGCCTTACGAGCACGAGCAGCCGCAGCCTTTACGCCCTTGCCAGTAAACTTCTCGTTCTCAGCGAGGTAAGTCTCAAATGCGGTCTTAATAAGTTCGTGATTAGTTGACATTAGTTTCTCCTTATTCAAATTCACTGTTGCTTGCTTTACGCAAACAAGTCTTCATTCCATTCCCGATGTCCTTCACGGAATGCCATATTAGCCTGTGTCTCACGTACTTCTACGCGATAGCACCATAAACGTGCGGCTTCGCTTGGCCCCCAGAAATCAGGAATGTAAACACCATTTACATACTTGTAAATCTGATCAGCTAAACTCTCGCAGCCTAACCGAGGCAGGATGTTTAGTTTAGCCATTCCCTTGGACTCAAGTAGCTTAAAGGTTTCTAGTTCCGGGTCATCCTCGGCAACCAGTAAAGTATGATCAAATTGATCTTCCAATAGTCCTTTAAGTTCTTTTAGTCCGCCGTAGTCAGCGGCCCAGTTACGTACATCGAGATCGTTTGTTCCAAAGTACAACTTCATTGAGAAGCTGTAGCCATGAATCAAATTGCAGTGACTATCTGCTCTCCACTGTCGGTATGCACAGGGAAACTGGTCTACGTACTCTTTAGTACTCGTATACTTGTATGTTACATTTTCATTTGCCATTGTCATCTCCTTTAGATAAAGCAATGACGGCAGAGTTTTTAAAGAGGGATGACGCCAAGTCCTCTATATTAATTATACACGAATGCACGAGTGTTTGCAATTTCTTGATAACCATTTGCGCTATAAATTTGATCTAAATCTAGTCCGTGTGCCTTGTAGCCTTCTTCCAACAACCAGACATATGAATTGCCAGGTGTGTAATAACCATCTTGATCATTCATTTGGTAGATCATTGCACGATGCTTCATGCCATGGAAAGTCACAGGCACAAACTTCTTGCCATAGTAACTTGGATATCCTTCAAGTCGGTCAAGACTGAGTTCACACTCTTTTGTAATGTCCCAAAGTACACATTGTACTATGTCACCGGGACTGTACTCTACGTCAGCTGGTCCGCGGAATACCAACCTATGATTGGCCAAGTCCCAACGCCCAAGGCTAACTGCTCCGGGACAACGACCAGCCATCTGATCTAAATTTGTATTCATTCCGTATGCCAAGTATAGCATTAAACTTCCACCCTATGTACCTTAAAAATGTCATTGAGCCAATTGGCCTTGGCTAGTTCGGTGTTGTTAATTAGAAATTTAACATCAGTGAACTTGCGATCTTTGATGTGCTCGATTAGCTCGTCAGCACTCGCACCTTGTGCAATAAACTCTTGTGTGTCTTTGTTATAAAAATAAACTACGTTGTTGTGTACTTCAACTTTGATTTCAATGTCTTGGTTGACATCAATGTCTGCTTGCCTGGTGGCTCTGTTTATCTTGACATATTGGACAAAACCAATTATAAAAAGAATCACACGTATTGCAATGTAAAGTAAAAAGCACTCTACAAGAAATAATAAAATTTGTTCCATATCAATCATCTTCCCATTCAACAGGCATCCACCCTAGTTTACGTAAATCAGCATCAATTTCTTCTGTTACTGTACCTTCGGGCACATAGTTTCTTCCATCACTGTCTGTTACAGGTTTGTCGTGGCTCAAGCCGTAGCCATCGTCCTGACTGCCAATGCCAGAGCAGTACCAATCAATATAGTCTCCTTTGCCCTGCATGTCAGCAATGATGCCACCAGCATGCCGCCAACTGGCACTCCAGCGTTCGTTCTTTAAGATAGGCCAGGGTTCAATCTTTTGAAACTGCATGTTGCACATGGCCGCATACAGGTTCTGAGCATAGTTGTCACTAGCACGAACCTTGTCCAGGATCCATGCAGTGCTCCGTAGATCATACTCCATGTTGTCTCGTTGCCATTCAGGATTGACCAAGTTGGCCTCATCCAGATCACGCAAGGTTTGATACATTCTAACATATTCGGGATTGGGCTCTTCTCCCTTTTCTTCACAGCGTTTAACATAACCATCCTGTTGAAAGGTATGTCGTTCTGGGCTTTTGGAAACTTCAGTCATTGTGAGGTGTGTCCGGTCTAGTTGTACAGTATTCACAGGTTGGGTCGTCGCACTTGGACTCAGACCATTTGTTGCAGGACTTGCAGTAGTAAGCGTCATACTCTTGCGAGTAAGATTTCTTACTTTCACATTCGCAGTAATTTAAGTTTAAGTCCATAGACTATCACGAGCCTTGATGAGTCGTATCATCATCTCGGTATCTTCCTTGTCATAGGCTGCTTCAATCTTTTGCAGTAGTTTGTGTGACTTATCGCACATCTTTTTAAGTTCAGGGGTCTTGTCACCACTCCAACTCCACTTGCCACCATTGGCCACGCGAGCGGCTTCGCAGTATGCACTCCAGCCGCTGGCATCGTGTGGGTCAGGTCGATTGGGATATACAGTGGTCCACCAAGTGTAAAGTTCTTTGATCTCTCGGGCACGTTCTGCTTGACCAGTTGGCCGACCGTAGTTTTCGTCACCTTCCTCTACACCCCAATCGTTGCCAAGTGTCAAAGTCATGGCCCAATCCAAGTGGTCGATGCCCGCCTGTGGACAACGCCATGTACGCCAGCGAAACCAACCAGCGGCCCAGAATGGCGCCTTGTATTTCTTACGTGCTTCGTCGTCCCAGGCGATGTGATGCCACGCTTGTTCTATCTCAACAAAGTCCACCAACTCATTGAAAAGGCAAGGAAGGAAACGGTTGCCAACATCCTGCCATTGTCCCGGTTTGATATCTCTGGGATGAGCAGTAAGACTATGAGTGCGACTAACCCAACGGTTATTAATATAGTACTTAATACCATAAAGAGTCCTTATAGGCCAAGTTACAAAATCTTGGAGATGGCCAAGTCCTTCTTCCGCTAGCCAATAACGGAAGTTATGCTTCATTTGAGCCGCAGTGGTCCATTCGTCCCACTGTTCGCTGGTGCCTGCACTGAGCTTCTTGGTGCCACGCACCCAGTCTGCAAAAGGACTGCAACTCCAGTAATTATTGTGATGGGCCATCTTGTACTACCTTTAAATTGGGATTGGCCACGCCGTGCCATTCATTGACGCCAGGGCCAAACGTCTTTCCCTTGCGAGTTTGTGCTGTTGTATTTGTAAGTATAGCACCTTTGTTGTCTTCTGTCAAGTCCCAAGAGATCATGTCGCCCTCTTGCCAGTCGTTGTCCTTGAGGAACTCTTCTGACAAAGGCAATATGAGTTCACCAGATTCTGGATCTTCTTCTACGGTAAATGTGTAACTCTTAGTCATCTGTGCCTGTCCTTTTAAATGTGGAATCCATGTTATGGCTAAACACAGCGTCCGGAAATTGCATCATAAAGATCAAACCTAACCCTTGATCCTTGCGCCAAAAAAACATTCTTACCTGCTGTTGATCATTGTGATAAAAATGAAATGGCTTACAGTTATTTAAGCTGTAAGTGGTCCATTCCTTGCCAAA